CCCAGGGTAGCCGAGTCATCTACCGCGCAGGCCGCGATCGCCCAAACTCGCCAGCTAGTCGATGCAGCCGAGTTGATCACCCGCCAGCTACAGATGGCAAAAGCCCTGCAATCGATCGCAGCCAAGCGCCTAAAAGACTTTGACCCAGCCGAACTAAACGCTAAAGACTTAGTGGCATGGATCAAAGAAGCCACCAACATCGAACGCTTGGCAATGGGGCTAGCCACCGACCGCCTAGAGGTCAATGTGAAAGTGGATGTTTCCACCCTCACAGACGAGCAACTAGAGCGGCTGGCAAAGGGAGAGAACCCCGCCCATGTTCTCAACTGAGATTCAGGCGATCGCAGAGATTGAGCGGCGGCGGCGGCAGAATAGCGATCGCCATGCTCTAGCCGAAACGCTAGCAGGCGGGCTAACCGACTGGGCAAAACCGCTGCTCGAACCAATGCGCTACAAGTGCCTGTACGGTGGGCGCGGTTCAGGCAAGAGCTACGCTGCGGCAGACTGCCTGCTAATTCTGGGACTGACTAAAAAGATCCGAGTGCTTTGTGCCCGTGAATTCCAGGTATCGATCAAAGAATCCGTTCACGCCCTGCTGAAAGAGCGGATTTCGGCGCTTGGTCTAGAAGACTTTTACCGCGTCAGCGTAACCGGGATAGATGGGAGCAATGGTACTAGCTTCATCTTCAAAGGAGTGCGGCTGAACGTTCAGAGCATTAAGAGCATGGCCGGGTTAACTCATCTATGGCTAGAGGAAGGCCAGACCATCAGTGCTCAATCCTGGCAAGTGCTAGTCCCGACCATCCGAGAAACTGGATCTGAAATCTGGGTAACTTTCAACCCACTGAATCAAACGGACGCCGTTTACCAAGAGCTAGTTGAGAAGGAAAGGCACAACGCCTATGTGAGACAAATCAACTGGGATGAAAACCCTAACTTCCCAGGAGTGCTCAACGATGAACGGGTTTCAATGCAAGCGACTGACCCAGATACCTACCACCACATCTGGGAAGGCGGCTTTTGGGAACAATCCGACGCCCAAATTTTGCGCGGGAAATGGGCCGTTGAACAATTCAGCCCATATGAAGAAATTGGGGATGAGCTTATCCTTAAGGTGGGCTGGAACGGGCCATATCTGGGGGCTGATTTTGGCTTCGCCTCCAGCCCGACCACATTAATCCAATGTTGGATTGCCGAAAAGAAGCTCTACATAGAAGCAGAATCCTACGGCGTTGGACTGGAGCTGGATGACACGGCAGACCGTTGGACACTAGATATACCAGATTGCGATCGCCATGTGGTGAGGGGAGACAGCGCTAGACCTGAATCGATCTCCTACCTAAAACGACATGGGGTGCCAAGAATCACCGGAGTCAAGAAGTGGCCGGGTTCAGTAGAAGACGGCATAGCCCATCTGCGCTCTTATGAACAAATCGTGATCCACCCTCGTTGCAAGCACACCATAGAAGAAGCGCGGCTGTATTCCTACAAAGTAGACCGCCTGAGTGGTGACGTACTACCAGTAGTAGTAGACGCCCACAACCATTGCATCGACGGCATTAGGTATGCGCTTCAACCATTGATTAAACAAGGGCCAAGCGGCAAAGTGAAGCGCTCGGGCATCTCCGTCTATTGATAGGAACAATACGCCAGCGTTATAGGCTGTTTTGTGGCATATTCCTACATCGAAGAGAGAACTAAACTAACCCCCGTGGCTGCCAGTGGCCAGAATTCGGCTGCCCGTGGGAAAGGCGAGAATGATCCGATTGCCGTACCCTGCACTGCCTACCAGGAGATGCAACCGCATTGGGCGGTGATAGATGCCGTCAAAGGTGGCACTTCCCACATGCGGGAATGTGGACAAATGTACCTGCCGATGGAGCCAATGGAAGAAGCGGATGCTCACGCTCGGCGCTTGAAAAAAGCTACCCTAACCCCGCTCTATGTGCGGCTGGTGCGGGGATTGATTGGAATGGTGCTTCGTAAACCGCTGGCGCTGGATGTTTCCAAACGGGTCAAGAGCCAACTAGACGATGTGAACCTGCTGGGCGACGACATTAACTCGTTTGCCCGTGAAGTATTTGAATCAGCCATTGATTATGGGTACACCGGGCTATTCGTCGATTACACGCGAGTCGAGGGCGTCCACACGTTAGCAGAAGAGGCGGCGATCGCGCCCCGGCCTTACTGGATTCATTACACTGCCGCTGAAATAATTGGTTTCCGCTACCGGATGATCGGCAACCGCCGCGTCTTCACGCAGTTGCGGATACATGGCCATGACATGCAAGAAGATGGTGAGTTTGGTGAAAAGCAGGTTGAGACAATCAAAGTCTATGACCTAGTTGAGCTTTTCTCAGACGGGTTAAGTAGGCCAGAACGCGGCGTCACCTGGCGGCTGTATGAACTAACAGAAGCTGACTGGGTGCAGGTAGACGGCGGTACGCTCTCGGTGCCATTCATCCCCTTCACCTTCATCCATACCAACAAGAAAAAGGCGATCGCCACTCAGCCGCCGATGCTGGAACTGGCGTATTTAAACATTAAGCACTTCCAAATCAGTGCAGACCTTGAACACTCGCTGCACCTGGCCGCTAACCCTAAACTGTGCCTGTTCGGGTATGACATCAACCAAGGTGACGTAATCGCCAGCGTTGATGAAGCCTTAATTTTCGAGAATACGGACGGTCGGGCAGAATGGATCGCACCACCAGAGCGTTCATTTGCCCCGCATGAGGTGAGGTTAGACAAGATTGAGCGCCAAATGGGAGAGATGGGACTTTCTAGCCTAATTAGCCAGAAGCGAGTAGCTGAGAGCGCGGAAGCCAAACAGATTGACCGGATTCAGGGTGACTCGATGATGGCCGTGACCGCTCAAGGGCTGCAAGATGCGCTTGATCTATGCCTGGAATACCACGCCGCCTATTTGAAGGAACCAGCCGGTACATGCCAAGTAAATCGTAATTTTGACGTATCTGGCATTGACCCTCAAGCGATCGCCGCCTTCAGCAATCTGCACCTGAAGTCCCAAATCAGCCTAGAGACATTGTTGGAACTGCTGAAGAAAGGGGAAGTATTCGGAGACGAGTTTTCTATTGCAGATGAACTGAAACGGTTAGAAGCAGAATTTAACAAAGAAACTGCTACCGCTCCAGCTGCGCCCATTGAAAGCCTAATGAAACAACCGGTGAACGAGCTATGAGCCAACGTTACCTAAACGCAATCCAGAAAACTGATGCACAAATGAAGGTCAAAGAGACAGAAGCGATCGCCCAAATAGAAGGGCATCTGCTCCAGAAATATTTGCTACTAGAAAAGCATTTACTTCGCGTCTATGGCGACTACAGCGCTGATGCCTTGCCTAACCTACTGCCAAACCAGCGATCGCTACTACTCTCTGAGGAATTGAAAGAACATCTTATATTGCTGAAGCCGTCCGTGTGGTCATCCGTTCAAGACGCGCTGGGGTGGTTACTCCAAGTAGCAGCAGCAGCAGGAACAACGCTATCAGCTGCATTAATGCAGTTGATAACAGGCGTGCGCTCTCCGTCGGCTAAGGCAATGATGAGGGCAGAGATTTTGACCATCGCTGCTGAGCGTGCCTATGACCGGGTGCTGAAACACTGCATGAGCTTCGCAGACAAGGCGATCGCCCTGCTAACTCAAGGTTTGATTCAAAACCAGGGAGTAAAACGTGTGGCCACGAGCATTCGTCAGCAGCTAGGAATCTTGAAACGTAAGCTGACGGCATTGGTCAGCAATGAAGCAATGGTGATGCTAAACCAGGCTGCTCAACATAACTATCGCGCGAGCGAGATTGAATATTTCATGTCGATTTCGGTCGGCGATAGCTCCGTCTGCCCGGTCTGTGTGGCGCGTAACCTACAGGTCTACCGAATAGATGAAGCTAGCCTGCCCTGGCATGTGCTCTGCCGCTGCTACGAACTGCCTTGGTCGCCAGAGTGGGAGAAGAACGGATTAATTGATCGTGAGTGGTTAGAGGGGCTATATGCTGAGACGCTGGCTGCACTGGCGGCAACCGGGCGCAAATTAGACAACGGCCTGACAGCTTCTGAAATTGCCATCGGTGCGGCGATAGCTCCGGTCTGGACACTGAAGCATGGCTATATTATTAAGGCTGTTACCGCATAGAAATCGCAACTGTGGTGGATCATATTCTTCCTAGAGAACAACCTTCAGCCTGCTACGGATGCTGCTATTACCATGGGAAAACCTATTTTGGAAAGGATTAGGCAGATCGACCCAGACGAAAGACTAGCTATCGCGGCGATCGTTGCTGAGCGGTTCTTGTTAGATCTTTTTGAGGTAGATCACAAGTTAGTGATCTTCTGTGGGCGTCATTCAATCACCCCCCGCGAATTCAGCGATCGCGTGGCAGAGGGATTAATCGTTTGGCATCGTACTCTGAGAGCGTTCGTCTACAGGGAAGCGGACGTGAGCGCTACTCGCACCGCACCCCCTGACCTCATCACGCAGGGCATATGCAACGGCTGCACAAACTATCACGGGCAAACTTACCGGGGCGAGGCTGGGTCTAACTGGTTTTGCTGTGCAATTCACCCAACCGGACCAGCTCCTGAAGGGTGTGGCGATCGCCTCGTTGAGCAAGCGGTCGATCATCAAGCAGAAATCAGGAAGCAAATTGAGGCATCTGGGATGATGGGGTACGCCGCCTTCATGCTCGGCATCACTAGAGAAGAAGTGACAGCTCGTTTCCTGGGTAGCTTTGTAGACGATAAAGAGCTATCAGACGCGATCGCAGGCTGGCAAGAAATGTGTAGGAATCCTGAAAGCGACGTTACAGAAGCTCAATGAGCTGCCCAATGGGATGACCTTAGAAGAAGCCTTACTCAAGATTGCTGAATTGGAAGGGCGTGAAACTACGCTACAAGCCGAAAAAACTGGCCTGCAAGATGAAAAAACTGCCCTGCTCCGCAAACGAGATGAACTGCTAGGGAAACTGACAAAGTTCAAGCAGTTTGAATCACATGCAGACGTTGACATCGAGGCGCTGCTAAAAACGAAAGAGCTTTATGACTCACAAGATACTGAGCTGAAAGCCACGTATGAAGCCGCCTACACTGCCGATAAAGAGCGGTTAGAAAAGCGTCTAGAGACTCGAATCGGTGCTCTCGAACAAGAACGGCAAAGGGAAGCATCGGAACGGTTGACTGAAAAAGCTCAGCTTCTAGCCGAACGCACCCGGTCTCTCGTTATCACTGAACTATCCAAAGTAGAACATGGGGTGTTCAACAGTGAGCAACTGTATAGGCTGATCGGCGATCGCGTGCGACTAGATGACGCGGGCAAACCAGTGGTCGGCGATGAATACAAAGTGCTGACCTTGCCCGACTACCTCAAAGAGCTAAAAGCTGACCTTGACTATCAGAACCAATTTCGAGCAAGTGGAGTGACAGGCTCTGGGGGCATGGCCAGTAACGTTACGCCTGGGACTAGCGCTGTGAATCCTTGGAAGGCAGAGACTTGGAACTTGACCCAACAGGGCAAAGTCTACCGCGACAGTCCAGCGCTGGCCACTTCACTTAAAGTAGCAGCCGGGATAAAGTAAATTCAACTCTTCGTTGATCCAAGCCGTCCAAATGGGCGGCTTTTTTTGCGTGGGAACCATCGGGCAACAAACGTAATGCGTTCGCCCGATGGTAATGCCGGGGGTGGTAACTGAACCTCATCGCCTAATAAAACAATGCCTGTAACAAAACTTGCTGATATCTTGATTCCCGAGATCTGGATTCCTTACATGATCGAGCGGACGAAAGCTCTATCTATCCTCTTCTCATCTGGGATTTTGGATCAAAGTGAAAAATACGATGAACTCGCTGCCGGTGGTGGGGCTACGGTACAAATGCCGTTCTTCCAAGACTTGACGGGTGAATCTGAAGTATTGAACGATAACGGTAGTTTGACAGTAAACAAGATTGGTGCCACGAAAGATATTGCCTACATCCACCACCGGGGTAAAGCCTGGGGCGCAAATGATTTGACTAAAGCGCTATCCGGTGACGACCCGATGGCGGCGATTGGCGATCTGGTTGCTGATTGGTGGTCGCGTGACTTCCAACGGTTTTTGCTGGCCAGTCTGGAGGGAGTCTTCAAAACTACACTCTCTACTACCCACGTCCTGGATGCGTCAATTGCAGACGGGAATGCTTCGACAGTGGTTAATAAAATCAGCTCTGACAATGTGATCTCGGCCTTCGACAAGTTGGGTGATGCGTCATCTGACTTAAGGGCGATCGCCATGCACAGCGCCCCTTATCACAATCTGCTGAAGCAAAACGTGATCGAATTTGAGCAACCATCTGAACAGGGTGAGGAAATCAGACGGTACTTAGGTCGTCGGGTCTTGGTGGATGACTCCCTACCTAAAGTAGCTGGTGGCACGAGCGGGTTCGTTTACACCTCTTACCTCTTCGGTGCCAGCGCCTTCGGCTACGGAGAGGGCACACCTGACATGCCCGTTGAGACTGACAGAGACTCCCTCGCTGGCGAATCGTACTTGATCAATCGCCGCGATTTCATCATGCACCCCAAGGGCGTTAAATACGTGGGCACTCCTGCTGGCGTTTCTCCAAGTAACACTGAACTGCGAGTTGGTGCAAGCTGGAGCCGCGCCTATGAAGTGAAGAACATTCCGATCGTCGCGCTGCTCACAAACGGGTAAAGACCATGGGACTAACTGGATTCAATCGAGCACGCAGACAAGCAGCTGAGCTGGCACAGGTGCCTGTTGATGGGATGTCGTACGATACGGCGATCGCCATTTTGACTCAGCCGCTTCTCAATCCACCACCACCACCAGCACTGGAGCCACCAGCGCTGGAAGATGGGGAACCAACAGTACCGGAACTACCAGTAGTGCCGGAACCAGCTAAGCCGCCTGCCCGCAAAACGACCAAGAAAACTGTCGAATAGGTGACCCATGCCCTTCGCTGCTCAAACACTAGACAACGTAATGGGTATGCTGCACCTGCCCTTAACCCGCTTCTATATAGAAGCGGTGCAGGATGCGCTTAACCATGCTGAGGTCTATGGCGGCGTGATGGCGATCGCCCGGATTGAAGCGCTGATCGTTGACTACAAAGCCAACAAACTAGCACTCAAAGACGGCGCTGGAAACTCCGGCCTGATTCAAGCAGGGCCGTTGAAATGGGCAACCGGCTCTCGCAACTCAGGGTTTCACTCAGAGAATGCGGAATTGATAAACGAGCTGGCTAGCAGCTTAAACCTGACAAACCTACTCACATCCCGCCAACGGGGAAAGGTGCGACTGAGGCGATGAAAATTAAATTCAACTTGAAAGCAGTTCTGCTGCAAGTGCTCAAGAGCGTTGGGCTAGCATTGATCGAAGAAAAATTGACATCCTCACCGTCCTGAAGGAGCGGTGATTCCAAGAATCACTTCTTGGGTTTTCTGCTTCATAGCAACTGCCTCGACCCTCTAGGAGTTTTGGTCTTATGTTCGCTCCACAGACT